GAATGATTCTTTATCATTTCCTAGTATAGCATTAATCATATCAGATTCCATAATTATCTCCAATTATTTAGTAATTTCAGACTTAAACGCTTGATCGATAGCAGACTGTTGCGGAGCAGCCGCACCAGCTTCTTCAGTTGGTGCTGGATTCTCTGCCTGTTCTTCTGCCATCTCAGTGTTCATACGCTCGATGCCTTCTTCATCAAATTGAAGGACATGTTTCTTAACCCAACCCTTGGAGAAGTATGTTCCGACATATGGGTCGATCTGTTGCATAAGCTGCAAACGAGTCGCCATCAATTCGGCTTCCTTCATTTCCGAGAAGTTGTTATCCTTAAGGAAGTCGTAGTGGATCTTTTCCTTCAACACTTCCCACTCATCAACAGAGCAAATACCCTTGAGGGCAAGCTGGCGCTTCATCAATTCATCGAACAACAAACTGAATTTGGCGCGTAGACGTCCAATGAACTTGTTAAACTTCAATTCGTCTCTAGTGATTTCATTAGTACGACCAAGACTAAATGCCTGATTCGTTTCTAGTCTTGAAACTGGAACGTTCAAAGCCTTGTAGAGTTTGCTTTCGAAGTAACGAACGTCAGACAATTCGCCAAGATTTTGACCAGCTGGAAGCGTGGTGATCTCAGTTGCCTTACCTTCACCGCGACGTGGAATCCAGAAGTCTTCCATCATTGACATAAACTTACGATCGTCTTTGACTTCACCCGTGGCTGAGTCGTAAACAACTTTATTGCGAAACTTTGTCATCATATCGCGAAGATATTGTTCCGACTTGATTTTAGGCATGTTACCAACATCGACATAGAACACGCGGCGTTCTGGTGCACGGCTCAAGCGATAGATAACAATCGCATCTTCAACCATTCTTAATTGGTTGAGTGGCTTGATTGCCTTATGAACGTAAGATAGAACCATCTGACGCTTTGGATCTAGCAATCCAGAATTAATGTTAACGATTGCATCAGCAGCAATCTTAACAGTCGCATCATTTGGCTGAGTAACTAGCTGCTGACCCTGAACCATTGCCTTATCGTTAAAGACGTAGAATTCTTGAATTCCATCAACGACTTCGATTCTTGTTCTCGGATCTTTCTTTTTAATGATCGTGCGGACTTTCTTAATCTTGCGCGGATCAATGTAAAGTAATTCTTGAATACCAGATCTTGGATTCTTCTCGTCAATCAATACTTGATAGAATAATCTTCCATCAATATACCAACCACGGAAAATATCTGATCCACTATTTGAGAAATCCAGCATTCGAAGAATATTACCGAATTCTTCGCGGATCATTTCTTTAATATTGTCTGGCTGCTCTAGATCATCTACGATGATAGAGACTGACTTGCCAGTGACATCGTGAACAATTGCCTCGTTGACAATTTCGTCTACAGCAGATTCTAATTCTGGCTGCATTGACATTTCACGATATCGCGAAACTAGGTCATTTTCATTTTTGAAAGTAGCCTCAAGATCTAGGTATGTGCCAAAGTAGCCACCTGCTGTGGCTGTAATAGCACCATCGTCTAGTACTGGGGCTGTGATTTGAGGCTGCAGCTGTTGAGGGGCGTTTTCAACCTTGCTGCGAGTGATCTCGAAACCGAAAAGATTTATTGCCATGCATTACTCCATCATAAAGAAAATGGGGGAGAGAATTCTCCCCCACTTAACACACATTAAGGTAGTAGCGATTCAATTGGTGTTCTTAGAAGCGAAGAAATACCACGATCAACTGTTTCCCAGTATTGATATGAGAAGTTGACTGTGTATTCTTCGATTGCGTCGTTTGAACCCCAATCTAGATCGATCTGAGCAACATCTGTTGGGAACATACCAACAAACTTATATTGCTTCAACTGACGACCATCTTTACCGTATTGAATCACGGTTGCATCGACACCATATTGATTTGATGTTCTTGCACGGTTGCTACGAAGGTTAGTAGTATTATCATTAATACCCTTGACCCAAGACTCCATGGCATTGCGGATCACGAAATCTTCGTCGTTGATGATCGTTACTGACCAGTCAGCAAAGGTACGATTACCAGCAACCTTAACTTCGCGACCGAAGTAAGGTACTGTAACCATACCAACTGTTGAACCTGGTAGAGCCGCAGTCTTGACCATGAAGGTAGACTTTTGAGCGGCTGTAAGACCATTCGTCGCAAAAGATGGGAAGTTTAGTCGCACTTCAAATAGATTAGGACGTGCGCCGTCACCTGCTAATTGGCCACGAAATTGATTTACATTAAAAGCCATTGTTTTCTCCTGACTCTATCTTAGTCTATTTATTAGAAGCGACCAACGATTTCGTCGAAGGCAACACCAGTACGGACAGCCACGAAGTTCAACTGGATAAAGTTGATTGACTTGGCTGGCTTGATATAGATGTCACCAACAAATTCGTTGCGATCGATAACTTCTGCAGAATTGTTTGTATCGTCACAAACAACGCGGAAGTCATAGATGCCGCGACGACCCTGAACGAGACGTAGGAATGGTTCAACTAGGTTTACGAACTGAGCGCGAGTAAACTCATCGTTGAATTCGAACAAGCTGGCGCGTGCTGCCTTCGCAATAGCCTTTTCTAGAACAATGAACAAGCGGCGAACATTGATACGATCGAATGCGCTTGGCTTATTCAACATTGTCTTGTCGCCAAATAGAACCGTGCCATCTCCAGGGAACGATACAACTGGATTTACACCAGCCTTGTATAGCGTATCACGCTGAGTTTGGTTAGGATTAAATGCTAGTTTGACAACGTTCTTCAATTGACCACGGTTGAAACCAGCTGGTGAGAACCATGGGTCACGATCACGATCCGTTTGAGCGCAAAGACCAGCAATATCACCGTTACATGGAATCCAACGGTAGATATCGTTGTACTTGTCGTACTGATACTTCCAGTTGCTATCCATTACAGCAAACGAAGTTGACGTTAGCGTGTTACGGTAGTTCGTGATTGCAGTTACTGGATCAGCTGCCTGAACGTTTGCTAGAGCAGGTGATAGGAACGCAATGCTATCCTTACGACCAGAAGCTAGAGAGATAACGTTAGCTGCAAGAGTCGCACTTGCGCCACCAGACATAATTAGGCTGATGTCAACGTTGTCTGAACTTGCAAACTGAGCATAAGCAATCTGAACATTACCGTCAGTTGGCGTATCTTCTGTACCGCGAATGAACGATACACCGTTGCTTGTTTCACCAACATATGCAAGAGTTGAGTTAGCAGCCGCACCCCATGTTGCAGCATTCTGACCCATCACATACACATAGCGTGAGTTATTGAACAATACGTCGCGATAGTATAGGCTATTGCCCGATTCATCCTTGGCATTAGATGCCTTGGAAACGTTAGCAAATTTCTCAACAACAGTATTTGCGACACCAGTGAAGAGACCGTCTTCATCGATGACAACAATATGCATTTCATCGTTTGCATCAGACTTGAAGTTTGCAGCAATATAGCTCGAAGTACCAGGTGCTCTATCGAAATATGGTGCATAAGTCCATGCAGAGAATGATGCAGCGTTAGTGTTACCGCACCATGCAATCTTCAATGAATTACCTAATGAGCCAGCGTAACGAGCAGCAAATGCAACATTAGCATTGTCTGCAGTAAAGTACGTGCTGGTGTAGTGATCTTCGTTTCTGACCTTCACGTTACCTGCATAAGATGCAGAAGCAACATTAAGAGCAACAGCAGTATTAATGTTACCAGAATCAGCTCTTGAAACATATAGACTGTTGCTATATGCCAAGAAGTTGGCTGCGGTGAAGAAAGTTAAAAATGTGTTTGAGTCTGGTTTACCGAATACTTGGACCAACTCATCTTCTGATGATAATTGACGCGCAACATCGATCGGACCCCACTGGAAGTGGCCAGCGATGGCGCCAGTGGATGTGGAAACTGCTGGCACAACTGTTGTTGCGTCAATTTCAGATACATTCACGCCTGGTGATACTTGAAAAGCCATGGTT